TAATACATATTTAGCTAATTCATTGCCTTCGTGATAATCATTCCAAACTCTTTCAATTTCTTTTTCAGTGAAAGGTCTACGTTCTTGTTCTTTAGTCTCAGCTTTAGGTATTATTCTTAAATCAATCAATTGACTATAATCTTTAATTAAATAGTCGTGTCTCATAGCATAAGAGAAAATCATTGTCATAACGTTTTTAATTACTCTTTGATTACCGTCAGACTTCATAAATAGTATATCTTCTAACTCGTCTAGTGTTATTTCACGTATTTTTCTATTATGTAATACAGACAAATGTAAATTATAAAAATTACGATATTGTTTAGCAGTATTTGCTGCATAAATTGGAAATACTTTTTCTGTAACAATTTCATATACTTCACCTAAAGTAATATCTTTTGTTTTAGATAAAGGGTCATTATGATAATTATTTAAAGCATTATATGCGTCATTGTAAGATTTATAATAACCTATTGATAACCACTTAACTTTGCCATCTTCAGTAAAACCATCATTTACTCGTGCTCTCCAAGGGTTTCTTCTTTTTCCACCTAATTTAGAAATATTTCCAAAACCATTTGGCAATTTCATTTTTGCCATACTTAATCACCTCCGATAAAAAGAGTATCATACCTACTTAAAATGTAGGTTAGATTAAGTTAACAAGTGTAAAATATGTGTAAAACTCACAGTATTTTATAGTATTTTACAGTAGCTTAAATGCAACAACCGCAACAAACTGTATATTTTTTAAGGTGTGTAAAATTTAACATAAAATTTTTACACGTTAATAAATCGTTGATATACTTACATTTGTCATCTAATTTGTGTAAAATATGTGTAACTCATTAACTATCTTAATTATACTCTATTTATCGTGTTTTAGTAAAAATAATTAAAATTAATGTAAACCTGTAGAACCAAAACCAGCAGTGTTTCTTTCTTCACCAAGTTCTTTAACTAATTCGATTAAGACACAAGGCATAATTACTAATTGTGCAATTTTGTCACCATTACAAATAGACATATCTGAACTAGTGGTATTAGTCACAATAGCGTGAATTTCACCTCTATAACCTGAATCAATTGGAGCTAATTCACAAGTTAAACCTTTACTACTTAAACCAGATCGAGGACAAACAAATGCAACAAATCCGTCAGGTAATTCTAAACCAAAACCTAATGGAATTTTTGTAGATGAATTAGCTGGAATAAATTTAGGTTTATCTAAATGAGCATATACATCAATTCCTGCATCATTATAGTGTGCTCTTACTGGTTCTTTTTCATATCCATAGTCTAATAGTTTAATTTTCATTAATACTCCTCCTTTCTTATTATTTTACCATAGCTTTACGAGAACTTTAATTAGTAATTATATTACTTTTTAAAAATAATCTTCTCGTACGAAGCTTATTCTAACATTTTAGGAACTTCTGCTTCTTCTAAAGCATACTCTGCTTTTAATTTAGCTGCATCTAAAGCTAAACGAGCATTATCTACTATAACTTTACTTATACCAGTTATAGCTTTTGTCCTTTCAAGTTCTCTATCTAAATTCTCTCCAGTTAAGTCTTCATCATTTAATCGTTCTAATTGTTCGAATAAATGATTGTTTAAATCAACTAATTTATTTCTTGGCAAGATTACTACTCCTTTCTATTAATTTTGCAATTGTAATTCCAACTTTAGTGGCTTCAGGTAAGTCCTTATAAAATAATTGTTGTTTAGCCATAATCAAAGCTGTTTTATTTGAAATACATATTAGATTATCTAAATCAAAGTTTCTATTATTTCCATCAGCAAATATTACTCTATGACTTTTAGGAATAGGTCCATACGTTTGTTCGTAAATATACGTATGTTTACTTTTCCAAACACTTGGATTTGCTGTTTTAATAATTATGTATCCATTCTTTCCAATGCGTTCACTTCCAATAGGCTTAGTATTAACTGGTATACTGCCTTTTTGAAAACACGTTTTTCTAGAGTTCTTTTGACCTTCTTTAGTCATATAGTCATCCCATTTTAAACCTTTAGTGAAAGACGGAACGCCACGTTTAAAATTAAATTGTCTACCTGTTCTAAATTTATGTTTACTTGCTTGGTGTTTTAACGCTTGAATTGAAACATTAGTGTTAAATTTCTCATTGAATAGTACCACCATATCTTTATACTGATGAGTCTTAACGTGATTTTTAATAAACTCAAGTTCTTCTTCAGTATATTTATGTGGACTTTTTTTAGTCATTTTCTTCACCATTTAACTCACTTAAATAAAGAGAAACTACTTCTTTAATATCATTTTTTAATTCAATCAAATCATCACAAACTAAAGCATCTTGTTGATAAGCAACCTCTTTCATTGAGCAATGTTTATCAAAAACTAACTCTATCATTTTATTTATAACTTTATTCATTTTTTATTCACTCCTTATCTAATGCTTGACCGCATTCAGGACAATAATTTGGTATATCACATACCCAACAATATCCACAAGTAGGACAAGAATGCTTATAACAATTATATCTATCATCTTCAAAATTTTGTTTAATTGTTTTCTTTGGTGTTGCTTTGTCTACTAGTTCTTGAAGTAATTCTTTTTCTTTACAAGGTTCTAACTCGTTATCACAGTTACCACAATAACATTGGTTACAAAATTTATCTAATGATTTTTGGTATTTATTCATCTAACAATCCCTCTTTTTCAATAAAATAATAACTATACTTCTTTACATTTTCTTTTGTATACTCTTCAATATACATTTTAGGCATACAACCATAAGTAGATGTTTCTTGTGATTTACGAGCAACTTCTAATATAATTGACGCTTCATACTCTGTTAATTCCATTACAAATGTTGTTTCATCATCACAACCTACAATGTTGATTATATATTTCTTTTCTTCCATACTATTTTTCCTCAATTTCTCTTGCTTTTTCATTATATCCATCATAGTACCCATCGCAATATGCTTTTTTAATTTGAACAACTGTACATAAATCTTTTGAAGTTCCTATGGTATTCCAAACACTAGTTGATGTATCCATAACACCAAACACATTTTGTTTTTCATCATATATAATTTTAACTTTTTCGTATATTTGTTTCATAATTACACCTCGCCATCTTGTGGCATTTCGAATACTCTATCGTAACCTTCTTTGTCACAGTATTCTATATGTTTTTCTATCATAGTTAACACAAGTATTGTTTTTTGTTTACTAGAGTAATAACCTAAACACATTCTATCATTTGGTGAAACGTGATTATTTGTAAATATTCCATAACCTTGATTAGTTAAATAATACATTCTTAATGTATTGACTTTTGTTAAGGACTCTCTATCTTGACTTCTAATCCACATACTACTTTTCCTCGATATAACATATTCCACCGTAATTAACTACGATCGTTCCATCTTTTAATTTGTATCTTGCTTCGATACCTCTTACTAAACAGCTAACTGATTTCTTAATTAATTTTTTAAATTCTTCTTTTGTCAATAACATATTTTGCTCTCTTTCTTGCTCTGCTTTTACACTGACTTGCAACAGTCCTAGGTAGCATTAAGAAATAGGCTGAACTGTGTTCAATTAAGTTATACCACTTTATTAAATTGTTTTTAGGAAGGGGATATATTTTATGTAGATAGTGGGATAACACCTAGGCTTTTTATAGCCGACTAGGAAAGAGCTTACGTCTGATTTCCTAGTTTCGTATTACTTTTCAAATACTCATCAGGGCTATTTTATAATTCTCTCATTTTTATTTTAGGTTCTTTAGGTTCTTTAATTGGAAGTTCTATAATTTCAGTAGAATCATATTTATAAATACTATAAGTATCTCTATAATTAATTCCACCTCTTCTTAAACCTCGATCAAGTTCCATATCAATATATCTTTGATATTTATCAACAATACTTTGGTTTAGGTTTAAGTTATATTCTTTACATCTTTCTAACGCCCATATAGTAGCGTAATATTCAGACTCACATCGTCTCATACTTTTAGTAAAAGTCATTATGTGACCGATCTCGTGTAACAACGTAAACGTTGAAGAAAAACTATTAGCTTGATTCCATTTGCAAATTCTTCGTGTTCCATCACAATGTGCGTGAGTTCTTTGTCGGCAAGTTGAATTTTCAACAATTACAATTTTGTATTTTTTAATAACTTCATTTTGAATCTCTAAATATGTCATATATATCTCCTTTATTAATACCTATAATTATACTAAGCTTTACTGTTTAAATTCATCTGAGGCTAAATTTTAAGTCTTATTTTTAATTATTAGCTAGTTTAACTAATAATTCTTTACCTTTTTTACAACTATATACTGAAATAACTTCTCCTTTATTAATTAAATCATATAAACTATAACCCCAAGTGTTTCTATCTTCTTTACAAACTAACCAACTATATTGATTGCCATAGTAATAGTGTTTCATTAAATAATAATTACCTAATTTGTAACCTCTAACTTCACCATCAAAATCTCTTAAAGTTTCTAATTTAATTTGTTTCATATATATCTCCTTTTCATTAATTGGTAATTTTTACCATACTACGTATATATTATATCACAATAGTAAATGTTTGTAAATAGTTTTTTGCAAATTTGTCAAACTTTTTTTTATTTTGATATAACTGTTTAATTGGTAATATTTACCACTTATGGTTATATTATATCACCATAATAATTGATTGTAAATATGAAAACGTTTTCATTTTCAAAAAGTTTAAAAAAGAGCCGTTTCCGACTCTTAGTACTCATTGATACCGATCAATACCATATTTGCATTATCACTTAAAGCATTTCCTGCAAAACCAGTAATTCTAGTATCATAGATATTTAATTTCTTCATACAAGTTTTTCTAGTAACTCCATCAGCACTAAACTCGTAAGGCATTTCAATACAAATAGATTGACCGTTCCACTTGCTACCATCGTATCTTACTTTAGGTAAATGATAGTGGAAGTTCATTTCATTAATGCTTCCATTTTTAGCAAATGTTAATACATAACCATTAGCACAATTTGATAAAGCTTTACTAAAAGTTGTATCAAAAGTAGCATTTACTAAATTACCAACTGAAGTGTATAACATCTTAACGTTATGTTGATATATACATCGCCAAGGACTCCAACTACCTTCTTTATAATTAATAGTATATGTGTCACCATCTTCACTAATAATAACTATATAACCTTTAGTAGCACTAGTAAAACTTGCATAGCCTCTCCAAACTTTATTATTAATAGGCATATTTGCAATAGTACTAGGAATATATAAAGTATGGAAACCAACTCCAGCGTTTAATACTTCAGTAGCAATATTATTAACAATAGTTAGTTTATCAGTACCATCTACTTTAGTAATTGCACCATTATTTACTCTAGTTTGTAAATCATAAACCAAAGATGCAATTGTTTCAGCATCACTACCATCAACTGACTTAAATATTTCAAAGTAAACTAAAGTGTTTTTAACTGGTAGTGCGTTAGTTAAACTAATTGATGAGAAACCAGTTTTAGAATAGTCAACACCTTCTCTTAAAATACGACCTTCAATGTGTACTTGTAAAATATCTAATACACTGTTATATTCAACTACAGGAATTTCAATATCGATTTGGTTCTCAACAGTAGTATGAACAAATCCAGTATATTTTCTCATTAAAGTAGTTGTTGATAGTGTATCTTTAATATTATTAAACCAATTCCAAAACGATTCTTGGTATTGTAAATATAAAGTAGATGTATCCATTTGAGTAATTAAACTTGTTACCCAAGGACAATCTTTACTACCACGTTTATCTGTAATATTAGTTTGATAAATACTAGTTGTATTAGCTCTAACATAAATAGCTGCTAACGGATATTGTTCTACATAAGTAGTTCTAACAATACTTTGTTCAACTGGAGAGCTAGCAGGAATACCTTTAATGATTTTAAATTCACTCTTTAATACAGTCGGATTTTTATTAACTTCAACAACAATTAAGTCAATTCGATCTGAAGTATCTCCACTATCTAGTGTTAATATTTCTTCTTCATCTGATTCGAACCAAGTATTAAAGAAATTACCTGCACCAGGTTTAATCTTAACTTGCATACCGTTATGAGCATACACTTGTAAGAAATCACTTGGAGTTCCGTGTTGAGTAGCAAATACACCATTACCAACTAAATATTTTAATTGCAAATTGAAATCGAATCCGTTATATTCATTATTTATTCCTAATTCAGTATTTGAAGGAAAATATCCAAATCTAATCATTTATATCACCTCTCTTAAATTTCAACGATAATTTTAACATCGTATCGTTCATCACTATACCAAGTTTCAATAACTTCAATAATTTTAGCAGTTAAAGTTAAACCATAATCTGCTGTAACAGTAATAATATCACCTAAATCATAATCTACTTTATAAATATAACTATTAACGTCTACTTCAAAGTTAAATGATTCAGTGATACTATTTTCAGATAATGCAGCATTACCACTTTCAATTAACATTGTGTTGTAATCAGTTGTTACAATATCACCGTTATTAGTTGAAGTATTAGGATTATCTAAAAACATTTCTTTACGATTAATACCAGTTGCATTACCAACTGTTACTTTTTTACGAAGAGTTCCTTCACCTTCACCACCAACTAGTACAACATTTTTTGCACTACTTAAATCTAAATCATAAGTAAATGATTGTAAGTTGTGTAAACCAGGATTGAACTCGATCGGGTCAACTATATCTTGATTGATCGATCTATCTGTTCCACGATATAAATTAAATATAAAGTTCTTATTGTCATCCATCGTAAATTTAAAGCCAATATTATAAGTTAAAGCTAATTCTTGGATAGCAATTAATAAATTATCATACGATATTTGTTTAATAACATTAGGTCCATAATAAGTTAAATCACCTAATTTGATATATGATACTTGTCTATCAGTAGTAGTATTAATAAAGCATTGTTGAACTAAATATCGCATACATATGTCAGCAGTATCATTTACATTTAATTGTTCCCATATAATTCTTTGAGTAAGAAGATGACTTAATGAAAGGCACGTAATTGTAAGTTCATCTGCACCTGTGTCTATATTTTGCGATAGCGAAACCTTAACAACCATACATATCATATCATCATTATCTCGTGATATGTATTTAGCGTGTTTAGTAAATAACTCAACTAAATATTGGTTAGCTGTGATTTTAAATACACAGCCACCAACATCATAATATTTTTTACTCCACAATATCTCACTAGCATAATCGATAATATCTATCAATTCTCTATTCTCATCTAAGATGTTTAATACAACCATATTAAAGACCTACCACTTCATCACGAGTTATAAATTCCATATAACAGTTCTCATTACAACCGATCACTTTTACATCAGTGTTAAGTTTTATCCACGTAGAACCTGCAACTAGTTTATTTAATAAACTTGTAGTCACATTTCCACGAGTAATAGTAGCTCTATTTCTAACACGATGATTTGTATTGATATGTAATATATCATTAGTTTTAAAGTCTCCTGAGAAGCTTAAATATTCATTTTCATTGTCAACATTAAATAAAGTCACGATATTAGTATCATTAAATAATTCAATAGTTACATCAAAACCAATTTCAGTTCTACCAGAATTATATAGTATCACTTGATTATTAAAGAAAAACTCACCTAATATAATTGTATCATCGTGTTCTACTGATAAAGGAAATGTAATTCCACCAGTTTGAGCCATATTGAAACTTTCAGTAGCTTCAACTTTTTTAAAGTGAGGGTCAGGACAAAGAACACTTATTTGCATTACTTCTACTTGTTCATAAACTTCACACTCACAAGTTTCAACTACACCATCAATATACACTTGTTTGTAAGGTGTATCGCAGTATAATCTAACTGAGTTATTCGGTGTGAAGAACTCATATAACTCATCACGATTTGCTTCACAATCACCTTCAATAAATAAAGTAAATACTAAATTACGTTTAGAACGTTTAGAACCATTTAACGTAACACCATCTACACCGATCATTGTAGTTTCATTGAAAGTAGTTGGTACGGGACTTGTACCTTTAACTTTATCTAATATCCATTTATCTTCTTGATTTGTGATATTTAAAGTCAAAGTATTGTGTTCAACTTTCCAATCGTACATTTTACACCGCACCACCTTTCAAATCTAATAAGTTACCAGTTCTTCTATATAAATCTTCTAAACTAGGTTGTTTAGGAGCATTAATAACTTGTGTGAAATTATTAATAACACCACCAACACTACCTCCACTAGAAGAACCAGCATTAACACCACTATTAAGAGTTAAACCACTCTTAATATTTCCTAAATTATTAGCAACTTTATTACTAAATGCATCAATATCTTTTTTAACGATAGGTAAAGAATCAACTAATCCTGAGCCAATACCTTCACCAAGATACATACCTACTGCATCGTGCATAAGTTTTGATGGACTTTCAATACCAAAGAAATCAGTAAAGAAACTTTTAACATCACCAACAAAACCTTTAATCTTATTTTTTATCCATTGTACTTTATCTTTTATACCATTCCATAAACCTTCAACTACGTCTTTACCATACTCTTTCATATCTTCACCTATAGCTTTAAATTCAGTGAAAACAGCATTGATAACTTCTTGAGCTTTAACTTTTAAATCACTGATAATACTAGGTAAAGCTCTTACAAAGTTCATAAACCACTCTTTAGCTTTATTAAATAAAGTAGTTTTAGCATTAGTTAATGAATTATAAATTGTAGTAAATAATTTAGGTAAAGCTTTAATTAATTCTAAAATTATCGTAGGTATTGCTTGAATTAATGCCATCCAAAATTGGATACAAGCTTTTAAAAGTATAGGAATAGCTTCAATTAATCCATTAACTAAAGCATCAATAATTTGAGGTAAAGCAATAATTAATAAATCAATAATTACAGGAATAGCATCAGTTAAAGCCATAAATAATTTTAATACACCATCTAATAACATAGGATAAGCTTTAATGATAGCATCAATTATAGTATTAATCATTGTAGGTAAAGCTTTTAATAACTCATCTATAATAATAGGAATAGAATCTACAATTGACATTAATAAAGTAATTGCAGCTTCAATTAATTGTGGTACAGCAGCAACTAATTGATTAATCAAAATTGGAAGTATCTCCATTATTTTTTCAACAATTACTGGTAGCATTTTAGCTAGTCCATCAATAATAGATATTGTTCCATCAATTATTACTTTTAGTAATTGAGGTAAAGCATCTAACAATGAATTAATAATTTTAGGTACTAATTGCACTACTAAATCAATTAATGTAGGTAGCATAGAGCTTACAGTATCTAGTAAAGTAGTAATAATACCACTTAAACCTTCAGCCATTTTTTCAGCTCCACCATCTACACCGTTTAAAGCATCAGTTAAGCCTCCACCTAATAAAGTAACAAAAGGCATCATAGCTGTAACTACACCTGTTGCTAGTGTTTTAAGATTAGTCATAATAGGTTCAGCAACTGCACCTAATTCAGCTATAGCTTGAGTTAAAGCTGCATCTGCTTCTTGAGCTGCAATTACATCTTTATTAGTTTCTTTAAATTGGTCACTAGCATCACTATAAGTATCTGTTAGTGTATCAGTAATTAACTTTTGACGTTCTTGCTCAGTAGTACAAGCATCTAATTGCTTTTGAAATTCTTCTTCACTGATACCAGCCCAATTCAATGCATCTGCTAATCCTCCGGTGATTTTGCCGGTTTTAGAAGTTTCTAAACTTGCTTCTGCTAGATTTTCGATTGGTAAACTATCACCAAAAGTAGCATACACGCCTGTAGCAATATTAGTCCAATTAGCTAAGTCTTCTTCACTTTTAGCCATTTGACCAATCATAGCTGTAGCTTCAGTTGCTTTTCCTGTGTCACCTAATACACCATATAATTTAGCGTATGTATCAGTTGATTGTTTAGCAGTTAAACCAGCTGTAACAAAGCCAGCTTCAAGTTTAGCCATATTATTTCTAGTTTCACGAGTAGACTCACCTAAAGCTAAAAATGTAGCAATACCACCAGCAGCTGCACCAGCTATACCTAATAAACCTTTAGCTACACCACCAGCTACACCTTTAATTGTATCTATTTTAGAACCAGATTCTTTAGCTTCGTCACCTAATTTATCAACAGCTTTACCTGCTTTTAAAGTAACTTGTGTTAAATCAACTGTACCAGCTTCAGCTTGTTCTAAAGTAGTTTTATAGTTTTGAAATTCTTTTTCAGTTTTATTAACAACAACTTGTTGATTGTTAATTTGAATTTTAAGTCGTCTAGCAGCTTCACTATTTTCGCCTTGTTTTGCAACTACGTTATCATACTCAGCTTGTAAGCCAGATAATTTACGTCTTTGTAAATCTAAAACAGTGTCTAGTTGTTTAACTTTAGCACTCAGACCTTCTGTAGATTTAGACCAATCATCCATACCACTTGATGCAGCTTTAAATTCACTATTTGCAAGTTGTATTTGTTTATTAGCTTCATTTAAACCAACTTTAAGGGATGTGACATCTAAACCCATCGCTATACCAATATAATTTTGTTCAGCCATAAGACCACCTCCTTATTGCTGTTTTTTCTTGGTAAACGTTACTTTTTTAAAATTCTTCTTGTTTGTTGTATTATTGTTCGTAGTAGGAGTTCGTTCTTGTTGTTTAAGTCTTTTAACTAATAAACAAAACTCACTAAAACGTTGTTTTCTTATTTCAAAAGGACTTATGTGAAATCTATCACATAAACTTAGTTGCAAATTAAATAAAACTTCATAAAGGGTAGTGGTTGACCCACCACCCTCATTTAGTTTTTTCCTGTTAACTTCCCAACTGCTTTTCCTAATTGAGTCATTGCAAAGTAATAGATTTGTACTATTACTCCACCAATATCAGATACTTTGTAATAACCACTATCATCAGTTAACTCAAAGATTTCTTTAATTAATTCCATAAAGAACGGATAACCTTCTTTAATTAAATCAGTAATTACTTCTACTTGACTTTCTTTAGATAATGCACTCAATCCTGCAAAGTTATCTGGATTGATAATTTGAATTACATCTTCACAAATAGCAGTTGATAAATCAAATTCTTGAGCTACTAAAGTTCTATCTAGCTTTCTACAAAGTCTATCTTGATACACATTTAATTTAATATCCATATTTTATTTTCTCCTTTCAATTGTGTGTTATTAAAGTGCTAAACCAATAATTTCTTCAGGAATTAATGGTGCAATAGTAGATTTACCATCAGTAAATTCACCTAATAGCATTTCTTCAGTAACACTTTCAGTAATAGGAACACAAACACTCTTGAAAGTTTCTTTAATTCCATTACCACAATCACATTTATAAGCAGTGTAAGCTGCATTGAATTGATATTCAACAGTTGTTACATCTGTTCCATCATTTTCAGTTGTATGAGATGTATTACCACCAGTAACTAAACATTTGTACATAATATTTAATTCTTCAGTACCATCTGTTAATTTACCAATATAAGATAATGCAACAAAGTTACGTTTTTTCTTTGTTTTAACGATCATATCTTTACCTTCAACGTAAGTACGACCTTCTAATCTAGCTCTTACTTTACGAGCTAAAACGTCCATAACAGCAGTAGCTACATCAGTACCTTCAGCTAAGATACCACCAACTGCTTGATTATCTCTAAAACGTTCAGCATAGCTTTCACTACCTTCAACATTAATAGATTCACAACCTTCTAAGTCTTCCCATTCGTCAGCTGAATAGCCATTAGCACTATCAACTACGTTAAAGGCAACTCTTACATCACGGATACCACGATAATCATTAAATGATTTTGCCATTTTATTTTTCCTCCTTGTAAAGTTTTCTAATATTAATCAATTGTCCAAAGTAATCAGTTCTCCCACTAGGAGCATCATAAGGTTTTCCTTCGACAATAAATTTTGCTTTTTTTGCTTCTTCAATAAATCTATCCATTTCAGTATAAACAAACTCACTATCATTCGAATAAAAGTAAATTACTAAATCAAGACTATATGTTTTTAATTTATTATCACGATACAATAACGTAGAAGGTGATAGCTTCCAAAATGTGAAGAAATGCTCTGGCCAATTATCATCAATTAACGAACCTTGTCTAAAGTAACGTTTGTCATAACCTAATTGTTTAAATAACTCATATAATTCGTTCATAATAACTCCTTCAAAATTTCTTCAAGTGTATTTCGATGTATTTGATGTATTTCATCTATGTGATCGTCTACAGCGTGTTGTATAAAGAAAGTAGGTTGAATTTTAGGTGTACCATAGTTTAAGAAAACAGCAGGTAAACCTTTCTTTTTAATACTAAAACCTAATTTTACAGTTCCAACTCCATCTTTCCATTTAATAGGATAAACTGTGAAAGATTCTTCAGTGTCTCCACTTCTATGATGTTGTTCCATAAAGTTAAGCATATCTTGTTTAGGTAACTCTACACTTTTTTCAACAGCTTTAGAGATAGCATCTTCTAAATTACCATTAGCTTTTTCTATCTTTTTAAGTAAATCACTTACACCATACATCTCAATAAATGCTTTTCCATTTGAACCACCTTTTTTACCCACGGTAACGTACCACCTTAAATCTCATATATTGATTTCTACGGTTAATATTTTCAGGAGCAGTAGTTAACTCCCAAATAGTATCGTCATCTAGTAATTTAATACGGTCATTTTTCTTAAGAACTGGATTGAACCAAGTGTCTACTGTTAAAGTATCTTCTTCAGCAGTAATATTATTAATTTGTTTATTAACACCAACATATGCTTTAGCTGAACAGAAATAGATTTCAGTTCCTTCAACATATGTTTGTTTATTTACACCATTAATAAATTCTTTAGTTAACGACAATATTATAAATGGAACATTAAATGGTGTTTGAGGTTGATATTGTTTAGCCATTATTTATACGCCTCAAATACTAATTGTAATACTCGTTGTTGAAAGTACTCACTTAATTTAGTATCACCATTACCATAGTTCCATAAATCAGCTACACCACGAATAATGCAACCAACACATTTATTATTAATATCGTCTTCATCTAATAATTCTTCTGGTACTCCAGCACTAAGCATATAATTGATAGCTTCGTCCATATATAAAGTAATCGTTCCATCTAAATGAGATGGTATATTACCTAATGCAGTTTTTATTTCTTTTAATAATTCATCTTTTGTCATATAACCACCCCTATTGTTTGATTTTAAGCTCCAAATTTAACCCTAGATTGATTTTTATTTATTACTCAAATAAATTATAAGGTTAATAATTGAAACAAAGGGTGAGCGAGATTTACTCACCCTTAATAACTAATTTACGACTAATTAAATAATCAGCACGTTTTTCAGTTACTTCAATTACATCACCAACTGTTCGTAAAATATTGTTCGATTTTAAATCATAAAATGATGATACAACTTTTACTTTAACTTTAGGTTCAGTAACTTTTTTACTAGCCATTATTAAGCACTAACTTTCTTTCTTAATAAGTAAATATATTCAGGGTCTAAGATTTTACCATCGTTGATGAAAATCATCTTATCAACATATTGGTTAGTTTCGTGATCGAAGTAGTGATGAGTTGAAACTTGTAAGTTTTGATTGATAGCATAAGCTTTTTGGCCTACCCAATACATACCAAAGTATTCATCATTTGCACAAGCATCAAATGATTTGAATAAAGTTTCAGGAACTCTCTTAACAGTAACTTCATTGAATTTATATTGTTTATCAGCAACATCGAAACCAGCTTTATTGATAGGTTGATCGTTCTTATCTTTTAAAGTACATAAGTTACCTACATAAGTACGTTTAGCCATTACAAATTCAGCACCGTTTTCTAATTCAACAGGTAAGATACCGAAGAATTTATTTTCCCAAGCTGTCCAATCAGCGATTTCAGCAGCAGTAAAATCAATAACGTGACCTTTTAATCTACCATTATTTTCTTTAGCAGCTTCAGTTAAGATACCTTCCATTTCATTCTTAGCAGGGTCACCTTTTAAGATTTCTTTATCAGTACCTTCAGCATAAGCTTGAGCTAATAATTTACCGAATGCAGCATCAAATGTTTCTGGAGCTAATAAAGCTTGTAATAAAGTACGAGCTAATCTTAATTCACCAATGTTATAACCAAATTGAACATAACCTAATACTTCACCAGCTTTAGTACGTTCAGATACAGCACCTTCAACAATACGAGTATATGTAGCAGCAAATGAAGCAATTGGAATTTTAACACCACCAACAGTGTTCATCTTATAAACTGCATTGTATAAGTAACCA